TGTACGCCAAGTATGCAACACAAGATGTAGCGGAAGGCTCCAAGTATCCTTGGTTAGATAGTCCCAGAAAGAAACCCAAACCAACAGAATCAGAGAAAGATGTGGCGGAAGGCAGCTCTCCAAGTCCCTATATGTCAGACAAACAAGCTAACGCAGAGATGAAATTATGCCGTAAAGGATACACACCTTCCACCCGCTGGTCCAGATATCCAAATTTCGACAAGGACGAAATTGCTGATATTGGCGCCGGTGGTAAAGAATACAATGTAAAGACTGATGCTGCTAAGAAAAAAGTTAGTGAAGGTGCTATGCCAGCATCAGTAATTCGTGTCAAAGAAAAAATTCGCCTGATGACCGATGCTGAAAAGAAAGAATACTTCAAAGGCAAGACCCAAGCGCAATTACAACAAATGGCTAGGAGACATGGCTATGGTGAAAATAGCAAGGTGTACGCCAAGTATGCAACACAAGATGTAGCGGAAGGCTCCAAGTATCCTTGGTTAGATAGTCCCAGAAAGAAACCAGAACCAGAGAAAGATGTGGCGGAAGGCTTTAATGAATCATTAGATGATTTGATTTCAAATCATCAACATCACACTGACTTGTCAAGAAAATATCTAAAGAGGGGCAACAACGAAAAGGCTCAGCAGCATCACACTAAAGCATATGATATCAATCAACAGATAATGAAGCATCCTGATTACGAATTAACGTTCATTGACGATCCGCGGACAAATGATGCACTTGCAATGAACTATGATACAAGATTTAATGAGCCAGGTGTGGCGGAAGCAACTGGTGACAAACGGTTTGATTCTACTTTGGCAAACATTATCAAAGGTGCTACTCCAAACACACCTGAAAAATTTATAAAAGGTGCTACTCCAAACACACCTAAAAAATTTATAAAAGGTATTAAAAAAGTAGCCAAGACTAAATATAAATTCCAAGTAGGAGATTGGGTAACAATTGACCCTAACGAGACTGCCAAATGGCCAAGCAGTGGCATGATAGGTCGTATAAGTAGAATTAGCACCGACGGCACGGCAGTAGTAAATGTGAATCCAGGTGGCGGTGCCAGTGGTGGCGGATCAAGTGGTACACATACCTCAGTGCCTACTTCAATGTTAGAAAAATTAGCTGTGAATTTAGATGATCCAGGTGTGGCGGAAGGCTCACTAAACGAATTTCAAGACACTTCAGGAAAGTATGGTGGTGGTGGTGGCGATGGTCAACGACAACGCATTGCCAAGAAACTAATCAAGTATGCTGAGAAACAAGGATTAAGGCCCGGAACAATAGAAGTAGGTTATAGTTCTGAAACTGGCGTTTATCAGGTCACTGGTCTGGCCATGAACCACAACACAAAATACGACTGGAGATACAAGTTGGACCCGTATGCTAAAAAGTTGGTTGCACTTGATGCCATGCAAACTGATGCCGAGTATGCCCCTGATAATTTTGTTCCAGTTGTATTTGATGATGTGAGTGAAAGCGCAGGGCAAGGTGTGGCGGAAGGCTCGATAAACGAAGGGCAATATGAAATGATGATGCGTAATGGACAGGTGAAAAAGTTCATTGCCAAAGATGATGCCGATGCCAAGCGTATCGCAGCCGGCCATGGTGCTAAAAGCGTAATCAAGTTAAGAGGTGGTGTGCCTGCTGGTAAAGTATCAGAGCAAGGTGTGGCGGAAGGCGGTGCTGAAACAAGTTGGTCTAATGACACAGATACCATTACACTACAAGATATTTTAGAATTAACCAAACACATTAAACAAATAAATTTACCCATAAACGATAATCTAAAGAGTAAACTACTTCATTGGGAAGGTAACCCAGATGAAATAGAAAGAGTTAATCAAGTAACGGTGTCTAACCAATTTCCTATTTTAATTATGGTAGATGAGCAAGGTCAAATAGAATGGATCCTTGATGGCAACCATAGACTACATAAGGCAATACAGTCCCAAGCAAAAACAATACCTGCTAAACTTATTAAACCCAACAACCTTAATGACAAAGCAAAGAAAATATTTAATATAAAAGAACAAGGTGTGGCGGAGGACAACTTAAATGAATTAGATATGTTTGCTCCTGTGACCACTTATGTTAGATTAGCCAATGGCACATACGTTGCAGCCAGTTGGCGCCGCAACCAAAATTTATCTACTGCAAGTAACTCAGCATCATTTATTGACATAAAACCAGTGGCTCCTAATGTTGCTAAACAATTGGGATTAGATCAAAGACTAAATGATCCAGAAAAAAAATACACAGGTGCCGCAACGATTGCATCAGGTGGCCCTATTCAATCAAGCGGTCCACTTGCTGATAGAACTATTAACGTAGTTGATATTAGCGATCCAAAGGCTGCTACAGACCTCGGTGTTCCTGATACACTCTTTGGAAAAATTTCTCAATGGGCGCAACAGCAAGGTCAAAAAGAACAAGGTGTGGCGGAGGAACAACATAGTTGCCCACACTGTAATGGACCAATGTTCAGTGAAATGATAATGAATGAAAAGAAAGATGCTTGCTACTACAAAGTAAAAAGCCGTTATAAAGTATGGCCAAGTGCCTATGCTAGCGGTGCATTAGTCAAATGTCGTAAAAAAGGTGCAAGTAATTGGGGTAAAAATGAAAGTTCTATACTAGAAGGCATAAATCAAACGGATGAAAGTTTACATGATTGGTTTAATAAAGAAAAGTGGGTTCGCATGGATACCAAAGGTAATATCAAGGGTCCATGTGCAAGAGAGCCGGGAGAAGGTAAACCAAAATGTTTGCCTCAAAGTAAAGCACACAGTTTAGGTAAAAAGGGTCGTGCAAGTGCAGCAGCAAGAAAACGCAGAGAAGATCCCAATCCAGAGCGTAGTGGTAAAGCCATCAATGTCAACACAAAGAAAACTAAAGGATAATAATGTTATCAGATAACTTAAAAACACTATTGGGCAGTACATTTGTACTGTATACAAAAACTCACGGATTTCACTGGAATATCGAAGGAAGCAATTTCCCGCAATATCATAAATTTTTAAATAAAATGTATGATGAAATCTATGGAACTATTGATACTATTGCCGAATATATCAGAACTTTAGGCAGTTATTCTCCAGGCAGCTTAGGCAGAATGCTTGAATTGAGTATCATTGAAGAACAACATAAAATTCCTCGTGCTGAATTAATGCTTGAAGAACTACTAGTTGATTGTGAAAAAATGATTAAGTTAGTAACTGAATTATTTGACATTGCAACAGAAGAAAAAGCACAGGGAATTGCCAATTATCTAGCTGAACTACAAGACGTATATGCCAAGAAAGCATGGATGATTCGTGCTACACTTAAAAAATCCCGTGAGTAATGAGAACAAGTGAGTTTTTAGCTGAGACTGTGGAACTAGACGAAATTGAAAGATTGCGTCCTAGTGAGTTTATCGGCGGTAAGAAATCGCTGTATGACCTACAGTATGGTAATCACTTAAAAAAACTGCCAGGTGGTAGCGGTTTGTTGTATTCCATAAGTTTAGGGGGTAGGGAAATCAAACTTTGGGATCCAAAAGGTAAAGAATATCTTAAAAGTAAGAAACAGCTACAATTAGGACAATCATTAATAGCACCTGGCCAATTGATCGGTAAACTGTCAGTTATTAACAATCCTAATTTCCCGTTAAAAAATGCAGTACAAGTCAATACTATCACAGTAGATGAAGATTATCGTGGCATGAGTCTTTCTAAAGCATTGTATGGTATTGTATTGACTATTATGAAACTACCATTACTAGCTGGTGAAAGTCAAACACCGGGGGGTAGAAGAAACTGGGTCAGTCTTGTCAATATACCCGGGGTACAAATGAAGGGTTACTTTGCGATTGATGAAGATGAAGTAGGAAAGAATAAGAATATTAATACTATCATGGGTAAACTTGGTGGACAATACATAGGAGACACCCTATTCACAGAATTTTTCTCATTTGATGTTAAACCTAATACTACTGGTCAAGAATTAGAAGCCGCAGTTAAAACAAAACTTAGTAAGGTATACGACGGTAATTATGCAACTGGTTTATATGCAATCTGGACAGGGCAATCGTTATGAGAGCAACGGAATTCATCAATGAAACTGAACCTATTAAAATAGGAAATAACAATGCTGCTAAAGCATGGATTGAAAAAGTCTATCAAAAGTATCCAACTACCATGCAAAACAATCATGTTATGATATGGGGAGAAGGAGATGATCAACAGTTTGCTATGTTTGAATTAACGCCTAGCTTTAGTAAACGAGGTGCAGTTGAAGTCAAATGGTTTCAAGCATATCCATTACGCCAAGGTGTGGGTAGCCGTGCAATGCAAGAACTTCAAGCAATGGCCCGCGAAGATGGCATTGCTCTTACTTTATTCCCGTGGGACAAAGGACAAGTAAGTCAAAGTAAATTAACTAAGTTCTATAAAGGTCAAGGATTTAAGCCGATTCAAAAGGGAGGCAAGAGTTTGTACTGGGGGTCTGACGTAAATGAAGCAGAATTAGACCCTCGTGACCCAGACGATGTTTCGTATGACGAGAAAGTAGAGAGAATTAAGAATCAAGTAGAAAAGTTTGCTAGCTTGAATGGGGTAAATGCTATACTCCAACCTTGGAAACCATCTGGACAAACAATTGGAATTGAATTAACTGATTTATATGCTGACAACCCTGGTTCAGGCGGGGGGTCTAAAGTGATGATGTTACTTTGCAAACTTGCAGACGAAGAACAAATATCAATATACTTGAGACCAGAGTCGGCTAGAAATAGAAATGAGTTCTATCCAAGATTTAATTTTGAGAATGACAAGAGACACTATGGATTTATGGTAAGGTATCCTCCATTTGAAGATATTGATGAAGCAGAACTTGACCCAAGAGGATGGGGAGAAACTCCTCAAGGAACTGATATAGATTACTTTGGTCTCAAAGTAAAGATGCGTCCGAGTACATTCTTAAAACTATCACATCCATTGGGAGCAAGTGATAGAAATGCTGATGTTGAAAAGCATATGCAAGGTGGGGGAAAGATTGCTTATCCGTTCTTGGAGATTAAAGATCCAGTTGAATGGGAAGATGGAGATTTTAGCCAATTAGGTAAAGTGAGTAATCACGAAGGTCGCAATAGAATGACACACTGGATTAAAATGAAAGGTGACGAGCCTATTCAAGTTAATGTGTTCTTGCGTGGTGCAAATCGTAGAAGATTTGTAACCAATGATATGATTCAAGCAATGAGTCAAGGATTAATTAGTCAGACTGGTCAATTAGTTAAAAACCCATTTGATGCAAGCACTGCATTAGAAGAAACAAGAGTGCAGGGCGATAGATGGACCGGTGATGAGCCATATAGACAATTAGTTGAACTAGATGATTTAGAAGAAGATTGGAAGAACTGGGTCGCTGGTGGTGCTATGGCATTGGGAGCATTAGGTGCTGCTAATCAATATAATTCTCCGGTAGAACCAGTTAGAACAGCTAAAATATCTAAAATAACTCAACCCGATGCTGCTCCTGAAGTACAAGTTAAAGCAGCAACACCCGTAGTTAAAGCAGCATCTCCCACAGTAGATACACAAGCAGAAAATGTTTTATATCAAACTGCAAAAAAAGAAGGAATGAAGGGATCAGAATTAGCACAATTTTTAGCTCAGACGAAACATGAAACTTGGAATTTTAGTAGGTTACAAGAAAAGCCACAACCAAAGGTAAAAGATTATTTTGCTAAAAAATACGATGTTAAACATTCACCCAGAACTGCTAAGATACTTGGTAATAAACAAGTGGGAGATGGTGCTAGATATCACGGCAGAGGATATATTCAATTGACCGGTCGTGACAACTATCGTATGGCAGGTGACGCCTTGAAGATAAACTTACTCAAACAACCTGAACTTGCAGCAAGGCCCGACATAGCGTTAAAGGTAGCACTATGGTATTGGAACACAAGAGTTAAACCGGGGATAAATAACTTTGATGATACTGCCGCAGTTACTAAGAAAATTAATTCTTCACTATCAGGATTAGAAGATAGACACGCAAACTTTATAGATTACAAGAAACGCATTAAATCAACATGAAAAAAATAATAATATTATTAGCATTGACAATACTATCTAGTGTTGTATTAGCACAAAAACAAAAAGAAGGTGTAACATATGATGCTGTAATAACTAGGGTTATTGATGGTGATACGGTTGCCTTTCACGCACCGTTCTTACCTGATCCATTAAAGAAAGAATTAAGTATTCGTGTGTTTGGTGTTGATACACCGGAAAAAGGTTTCAGGGCAAAATGTCCTAGTGAGGAGCAACGAGGTCAAGCAGCAACTGCCTTCACTAAACATGCAATTGAAGTAGCAACTAAAAGACAAATTGTTCTCATGGATTGGGACAAGTATGGCGGGCGTGTGTTGGGTGATGTAATATTAAATGGACAAAGTCTTAGACAAATGTTAATTAGTCAAGGTTTTGCCCGAGAATACTATGGTGAAGCTAAAACTAGTTGGTGTAATTAAGGTTTAATATTAACATTAATAGTTCACACTAAATATCAGTATGAACATCACAAAATTAGGTACATTTATCGGTGATTGGAGTAATATCAATGATACTTTACTTCAACAACTAAGCAATCTAATCAAACTTAGAAATTGCAATATTAATTTAGATAGACAAAAGCCAAATCAAGTCTCTACTTTTATTAAAGATAATTTAGAACATTATAATTTGGATCAACCTTTCACTGTTAAAAGAATCTGTATTCATTTAACAGATTGGGTACCAGGACATTTTTATTGCTTTGATGATGTTAATCATACCAACTGGAAAGCAGGGGAAGTGTATGGTATTGATTGGCATAATACTTCTTATGCTAGTGCAAACGCAGGAAATAGTGACAGAATTATATTACAACTTACTGGAATATCAACAGAAGAATCTAATGAATTCTTGGCCAGATTAAAACGATTTGATAAATATACACTAGAACTTAAAGAAAGTTCTTGGTAAGAACACCCTTAGGGCCGTGTGGCCGGCTGCTGGCCAACGAATAGGAATCGCTACCCATTTAGTTCGTTAAAGTGAGCACCTTTTGATAAATACATAATGCTCACTGAACACATTATTATTGAATCCGCTACAAATGAATTGGCAAAACGCTTGCCGTCATTGCAAAAACATGACTACACAACGATTGACAAATTAATGCGTCAAGTTGCTAGTAGACATAGTATTACTAGCAAAGCACTACATGACCTATTTGTGCGGAAATTCAAACGATCACCGGATAACTGGGTTAAGGGCAAGCTAGATGAAGAAAATGACGAACCAGACTTTTTAGCAGATAACCCAATAATGCAGAAATTCATTCAATTTGCAGCACAAAAACTTAATCTACAATCAGTACCCGAAATTGAATTCAGCTACGATACTGAAGAAGCACAAGAAGGTCATCATACTGGTCGCCATAGTACAAATGATAATAATGTTTGGGTATATGTTGCTAATCGTAATATGGTTGATATTATGCGTACGGTCCTGCATGAACTTACTCATGTCCGTCAAGGTGAATTGGATATGATTAAACCGGGTGATAGTTATCCAGGTAGCCCAATTGAAATGCTAGCAGATATGAGTGCTGGAAAATATATTAAGATATTTAGCAAAGATCACCCAGAAATCTTTCAATAAACTCATTTCTATGCTATAATGCATAGATGCTAAAACTACTCTTCCCGTTACCAAAAGAAGTTGTTGTCGCACTAAGCGGCGGGGTTGACTCTGTTGCTATTACAGATTTCCTTTCCCGTAAACATAAAGTAACTTGCGCTTTCTTCCATCATGGAACAGAGAATAGTGAACGGGCATTTGAATTTGTTGCTAAATTCTGCACTGAACGAAATCTTCCACTTATGGTTGGCCTGATTAAGAATGATAAACCTAAAGTACTTAGTACAGAAGAACACTGGCGCAACGAACGCTATGACTTCTTGGACAGCTTTGGTGATTCATTGGGTCCAATTATTACCGGTCATCACTTAGATGACTGCGTAGAAACATATCTTTGGTCATCAATGCATGGCCAGGCAAAAGTTATCCCAGCAAAAAGAAACAATGTAGTACGCCCATTTCTAACAACAACTAAAACCGAATTCACAAATTGGTGTAAACAGAAATCTATTGATTGGTGTCACGATAATAGTAATGATGACACCAAATATATGCGTAACTATGTCAGACAACATATTATACCACACGCATTCCATATTAACCCCGGGCTAAGAACGGTGGTAAAAAAGATTGTAGAAAATCAGCAAAATGTTTGACTTTTCTACACAAAGCCTGTATACTATATTTTTATAAGGAGTTTTTATGTCAGCAAAAATGTTTACAGGTGAGCAAAAAATTAAGTTAACCCAATTGGTGAATGAAGGAATGGTAGTCCTACATGAGATTGATACCCTTCGTGAGGGACTATCCGATACTATTAAGGCTATTGGTGAAGAACTAGAAGTTAAGCCTAGTATACTTAAGAAAGCAATCTCTGTGGCACACAAAGCAAGTCTTGGCCAAACCACTGCTGACCACGAAGAACTTGTGACAATTTTGGAAACTGTGGGAAAAACTTTATAATGTCATATGTGGATGCAATACATTCCAGAGATGAAGATAAAATTTTTGTAGTAGAACGGGATAAGAATGGCAAGCGTCAATACAAAGAATATTCCACAAACTATGTACTGTATTATCCTGATCGTAAGGGCAAGTATCGCAGTATATACGGTGACCCCGTAAATCGTTTCAGCACACGCAAACGACAAGAGTTTGAAAAAGAAAGACGCATCCATTCAGGTAAGAAATTATTTGAAAGTGATGTACCAGTGGTGTTTCGTTGCCTTAGTGAAAACTATCTTAAGGCAGATGTTCCCAATCTGCATACTTGCTTCTTTGACATTGAGGTTGATTGGAAGCCGTCAGAAGTTGACGAGAATATTAAAGTGAAAATTCGTAAAAAAGAGTAATTATTTATTGATATTGAGGTAGAAAGCATAAATATATAGAGGATGATTTATGAATTATACTAAAATTTACAATGAATTAATTGGGTCTGCACTACTTAAAAGTCGCAATCGGGAAGATGCTGTTATTTACGAAGAACATCATATTTTACCAAAATGTATGGGCGGTGATAATTCTGCTAGTAATAAGGTGCTGTTAACGCTAGATGAACATTTTTTATCTCATAAATTATTATACAGAATACATTTATACGGAGCGGCACCTATTAGGGCAAAGTTATTAGCAGCATTGAATAGAATGGTCCATTCCAAAAAAGGATACAGAGTTACTAGAAAATATTATGCATATGTTAGAGGTCAATGGATATTAAATCATCCATGCAAAAATGTAATTATACAGGAAAAAATACGCAACTCGTTGCATCAATACAGATTGAACAATGGTTGGGTTGATATTTTTTGCGCTTGTGGATGCAATGCATGGCTTAGTTCTTCCAAAAAACATTCTATAAAAAAATATATTAAAGGTCACGAAACTAAAATTGAATGTGCATGCGGATGCGGTGAACTACTTAAAATAGGCATCAATAAATATTTACCAGATCATAATCAGCGGAGAGTAAAATGTGCATGCGGATGCGGAAATTACACACACAAAATCATTGATATATACAACCCTAAAAGTTGTTTTTTGAGTGGGCACGATGAATCTAAAAACAAGCGTGTATCTAATACCTTGCATAATACTTTGATTTCGTTGAATTCAAATGAAATGATGGCTAGAATGAAAAATTCTACAATGAAGGCAAACCACTCTGATAGAGTTGACGCTATTAAGAGAGGGAAAGCATCAACACTTCAGGTTGTAAACATTGACGGTAGCTCTGAAGAAATTTACTCAGATCAAGTAGATACTATCTTGGGTTTAGATTGGCAAAGAGTAAAATATAGAATTTCTGCCCATAACGGTTTACTTTTAGATGGTAGGATAGTAAAATTAATAAACAAGTATACAGGTGGTAATAAGTGGAAGAACAAGTAATATCAGTTAGAGATTTAAGAGTACTCCATAATAAACACGAGTTTGAAGTATGGGATGAGCGGCTCGGTGGTTGGGTAGATATACAACATTCTACTTATTTGGTCAAGGGAAAGCAAGCAGGATTTAGTCCAACAACCGATCCGTTCAATCCAGTAACCGCTATCAGTTGTTATCTAGATTGGCTGGATCAATTGGTTACATTGGTCATTGCTCCCAAGCATATGAGTAAAGAAACAGCACAGGAAATTTGTAATGAGTTTGAAAACTGTTTACTTTTTGCCAATGAGAAGGATATGTTTGATGTTTTCTTTCAACTTATTGAAGATGCTGATGTATTGACTGGTTGGAACTCAGAAGGATATGACATACCTTACATGGTTAATCGGGTCACCCGAGTAATGAGTAAAGATGATACACGCAAGTTTTGTTTGATGGGTCAACTGCCTAAACCACGCACATATGAACGGTTTGGTAAAGAAGAACAAACATACGACTTAGTTGGTCGTATTCATTTGGACTACTTACAACTCTACAAGAAATACAACTATGAATCCCGTCACAGCTACAAGTTAGATGCGATTGGTGAAATGGAAGTAGGAGAAAACAAAACTCAATACGAAGGTACGCTAGATCAATTGTATAACAAAGACTTTAAAAAGTTTATTGAATACAACAGACAAGATACTATGTTGTTGGTGAAGATTCACAACAAACTTAAGTTTTTAGAACTTGCTAATCAATTGGCGCACGAGAACACTGTACTGCTTCCAACAGTCATGGGTTCAGTAGCAATGGTTGAGATGGCAATTTTTAATGAAGCCCACGAACGTGGATTGGTAGTGCCAGACAAAAAACGAAAGATTGAAAATGCAGAAGAAACAACGACAGCAGCAGGTGCCTTCGTTGCTACGCCGAAAAGAGGCATGCACGAATATGTCGGAGCAGTTGACATCAACTCGCTCTATCCCTCGGTTATTCGTGCCCTCAACATGGCAGGAGAAACCATCATCGGTCAAGTCCGACAGACATTAACTGACAAGTATATGGACGACAAAGGCAAGCAACTTGCTAGCGTTAAGAAACGATTCAAAGAGGGTGACGAGGACGTTACTGGTGCTATTCTTTGGGAAAACTTGTTTAGCGTATTAGAATATACTGCTATTATGAATCAAGAACGCGGAACTATACTGACATTAGACTACGAAGATGGCAGGTCAGTAGAGATGAGTGCAGCCGAGATTTGGAAGATGATTTTTGATAGCAATCGCCCATGGATGTTGTCAGCTAATGCTACTATCTTTACTTACGAAAAAGAGGGTGTAGTCCCTGGACTACTTACTCGCTGGTATAGTGAGCGTAAAGAAATGCAAGCTAAAGCTAAAGCAGCTTATGGCACTGATCAATATGAATATTTTGATAAGCGTCAGCTTGTTCGTAAAATTTTGTTGAACTCAGCATATGGTGCGTTGTTGAATGAGCATTGCAGATTCTATGATAAGCGCATCGGTCAAAGTGTTACCTTGAGTGGTCGTCAGATTGTTAAGCATATGATGAGTTCAATCAATGAAACAATCGCAGGTGAATATTCACATGATGGTCAAGCTATTGTGTACGGAGATACTGACTCATGTTATTTTACTGCATATCCTATTCTCAAAACACAAATAGCAAGTGGTGAACTAGAGTGGAACAAAGAAACTTGTATCGGCTTGTATGATAGTATAGCTGATCAAGCAAATGAATCATTCCCTGCATTCATGGAAAAGGCATTTCATGCCCCAAGAAAGAACGGTGAAATCATCAAAGCTGGTCGTGAATTGATTGGTGATCGTGCTATCTTCATCACAAAGAAACGCTATGCCATCAATATCTTTGATAAAGAAGGCAAGCGTAAAGATATCAATGGTAAGAATGGTGATATCAAAGCGACGGGCCTTGACTTAAAGCGTGCCGATACCCCAAAGTATATACAAGAATTCTTAATGACGGTGCTTACAAAGGTCCTTGCTGGTGAGCAGCGGGACAAAGTTATTGAAATGGTTAAAGAATTCAAAAACAAGTTGTCTGAACAAGATAGCTGGACAAAGGGATCACCAAAGAGTGTTAACAATCTAACTAAACATACTATTGAGTTTGAAAAGACTGGTAAGTGTGGGGTTGGTCATGCCCGAGCA